AATGAAAATGATATATTCGGCAAGCTGTAAGCATAAGTAATATTATGACCAAGAAACTTGAAGAACTATTAAACTTACCCGAAAGCAAAAAGATTGTCAAGGAAGAAGAAAAGAAACAGGCCAAAGCAGAGGTTGCGGCTCCGTTTCTCCGTGACATGAGCGATTATGATAAAATCTCCGCGGCCCTTCCTCCAGTCAAAGGATTGGGGGATTTGGGAGATTCCGAACTGGACGAACTTGCAAAGAAAGCAGTGGATGCATATGACGACATCATGGATTTAGGCATGAATGTTGAAGCACGTTACAGCGGCCGTTTGTTTGAAGTTGCGGCCGGTATGCTGGGGCATGCAATCACTGCCAAGACAGCCAAGCTAGACAAAAAGTTAAAAATGATAGATCTTCAGTTGAAGAAACAAAAATTAGATCAGGATGCACTAGGTGTAGATGACAGTGTTAGTATACCCGGCGACGGCTTCATTGTGTCTGATCGCAATAGTTTGCTAGAAAAACTCAAGCAAATGAAATAAATACAATACTGGGATCACACTATGAAATCATTTAAAGAATACTTAACAGAAAGCAAGCGAGTTTACGAATTCAAGGTAAAAATTGCTGGCGACCATGCCAAAGATGCTGTAGCACAAATCAAAGCCGCATTGGCAGAGTTCCATGTAGCTACTGTTAGTAGTGGACGCACAACACCAATCAGCGAACGTCAATCAGATTTTCCAGAACACAGAAATACACAAATGACAGTGTATGATATCACCACAAGTTACCCAGCTACAGCACTACAAATCCGTGATCGTATTGCATCAGGACTGGCTGTAACACACAATCATATTAAAATTTCCAGCCTAGCAGAAGAATTAGAAAACGAATTAAATCACGAATTTGACGAACGATCTGGTAAAGCATTGGGAGGCACAATGCAAGAACCCAGCGACCACAGTCACTTGGTCAGCGAGAAACACAAATACGATTTGTTAAAAGATTTGGCTAAAACACCAAAAACATTGACTCAGTACAAAGGTGTTAACGATAAAATGTTAGCCACTAGCCAACCTGGAATGGCTCCTGAATATAAAAAATCTGTGGCAATACAACCCGGCTCTAAAAGTGCAATGGGTTCAACACAGAATAAAATTCCAAATCCATTCAAGGGGATAAAATAATGAATTTACAAGACCTAATGTCAAAGTTAAAGAGCATTGACGAAAGCACAATGCCTCCACTGGCACCAACACATGACAATGTGCCAGCTGATACTGAGTGCGGTATGCCAATTGCAATTGGCGGGCCATCAAGCGCACCCAAGCAACAAGACAATGTTACAATGAATCTCAGTATGAATGGTAGCGGTGCTGGTGGTATTGCGGATTTGATGAAAATCCTACGCAACATCGAAGATGGTGACAATCGAGACCCGCATCAGCACGATGTAAGTCAGTTGTTCGGCAAACCAGAGACTGATCCAGTTGAACCAATCATGGGCGACATAGTTGCAAAACTAGCACATGAAGAACTGGACGGTGAAGAAAGTCCAATGACACATGAGTACGAAGTTGGAGAAACCATTGATGACGACAAAGAATCATGGGGTAATAGTGTAGATGGTGCAAGTGGACATCACACACATGGTGTCGACGCTGTGACATTCAGCGGCGATGATATGAACAGCAAAGGCAAATCAAGTCCGCTACAGCGTGTTCCGGGAAGTAACACGCTACGTGAGCCAACCAATGTCAGCGAAGAACTGATAAGCCGTTTGAGTCAAATGTACCAAGCAATTAAGGAAGATGATAACAAGCCACCGTTTGATGGTCCTTATACCAAGGCCGGTGAACACAAGAAAGATCAATACGGAAACACTATTAAACACATGGCCAAGCATCTTGCCAAAAAAGGCATGAAGCAAGCAACAGACAGCCATCAAGAAAAGACCACAATGAAGCATGTTAAGAATCCAACGGATGCTGAAAAGAAAGCTGCCAAAGATATCAAACCAGGCATAGCTGGATACAAAGATCGTGTTGACATGCTAAAGAGTGCAGAAAAAGATGGCAGACTTGATGAATCAGTGTCACAGATGCTGGCACTAAACAAACGATTAAACGGATAAAATTCGTCGCAGTTAGCACTCTGTAAACCAGTGCCAAATAGCTCCTTCGGGAGCTATTTTTTTGTGTAAATAACAGTATGGCAAAATCATTAGATGGCGTTTTAACCAAAAAGGCGCATACAAAAGAAAAGTTCACTGAACAGGAAGTCATGGACATGGCCCTGTGTATGGATCCAACATCTGGGTACCTGCACTTTGCAAAAAACTTCTTTCATATTCAGCATCCTGTACAAGGCAAGGTAAAATTTGAACCTTACGAATACCAGGAAAGACTGCTGAGTGCATATCATGATTACAGATTTAACATTAACATGTTGCCTCGACAAAGTGGCAAGACCACTTGCGCTTCCAGTTACTTGTTGTGGTATGCCATGTTTCATCCAGATCAAACTATTTTGGTTGCCGCACACAAATACACAGGCGCACAGGAAATCATGCAACGTATCCGGTATGGATACGAATTATGCCCTGACTACATACGTGCAGGTGTTGTAAGTTATAACAAAGGGAGTATAGATTTTGACAACGGATCAAGAATTGTTTCAGCTACTACTACTGGTAACACCGGTCGTGGTATGTCCATATCCTTACTATATTGCGATGAGTTTGCTTTCGTGCAACCTAACATTGCTACAGAATTTTGGACTTCGATATCGCCAACACTAGCAACTGGTGGACGAGCAATTATCACTTCAACACCCAACAGTGACGAAGACGAGTTTGCTATTATTTGGAAAGAAAGCAAGGACTCGTTTGATGAGTATGGCAATGCTCGAGAAGACGGATTGGGTCGCAACGGCTTTCATGGCTTCAAAGCTGAATGGCATGAGCATCCAGACCGTGACGAGGAATGGAAGCGTGTTGAGATGGGACGTATCGGTGAAGAACGTTTCCGTCGTGAGTATGGTTGCGAATTCCTAGTGTTTGACGAAACACTTATCAACAGTATAAAACTTGCTGAACTGGTAGGACGTGAACCTGCCTTCAAACAGGGCCAAGTGCGCTGGTGGAAAAAACCTGAAAAAGACAAGGTATATCTTGTGGCGTTGGACCCCAGTTTAGGTACCGGCGGCGACTATGGTGCTATTGAAGTGTTCGAGATGCCCAGTATGACACAAGTGGCAGAATGGCAACACAACATAACACCTATTCAGCAACAGGTAAAAATACTGAGAGACATGCTGAAATTTATTGAAGACGAGATAGGTGCAGAAAACTACAATCAGCTGTATTGGAGTGTGGAAAACAACACTGTGGGAGAAAGTGCCCTGGTGGTTATTGAAAACTTGGGAGAAGAAACATTTCCTGGATTGTTCCTAAGTGAACCCATGCGCAAGGGCCATGTTAAAAAATTCCGCAAAGGATTCAACACCACATTTGGCTCAAAAATCAGTACTTGTGCCAAGATCAAATATCTTGTGGAAGAAGACAAATGTACATTGTACAGTCGTCCGTTAATTAGTGAACTCAAAAGTTACATTGCCGCAGGTACCAGCTTCAAAGCCAAAGAAGGACAACATGATGATTTGGTGGCAGCGTTCTTGCTGATCATACGCATGGGATTGTTGCTGGCTGAATGGGATCCAGCGGTATTTGACCAGATCAAAGTGCATAGCGACTGGGCTGTGGACGAAAACTACGAACCACCTTTGCCCATATACATATCCATGGGCTAGGATAAATATATCATGAACACGAATTTAGATAAAATAGCATTAGACTTGTATGGTAAGATCCAAACACGTTTTCCCAACATCAAAATTGGGGACGAAAGCGGTGAAGTACTGAGCAAGAAAGCAGATATTCCCCATGCTAGGTTCTTTGAGTTTGACTACAAAGAACAGGGTGTGAGTTTGGGAACTGTGGCTATTACGTTGGATGAAGATGACGGAGTTGTTGTTGAACTCAGCGGCGACTTGGCAGACAGCAAGCATCCAAGCGCATTTAAATTCTTCCGTAGCTTTAGACAATTTGCTAAAGACCGTCTATTGAATTTTGATATTCAAAATATTGGCAAGGATAGTTTAGATAAACGTGATTATAATTTCAAAGCAAAGCACAAGGAAACAGCACCCATGGAACCCATAATGGAAAACAAAATGTATGGAACTAGCAAGATCAGTTACCAAGATTTAGGCGAAGCACGACTAGTTGTTAAACACAGTCAGCCTGTTAATTTGGATCTTGCCGCTGGCCGTACAATGCATATTGAAAGTATCTATGTAGAAAATAGCCAAGGTGAACGTTTCAAATATCCAGTAAAACATCTTAACGGTGCCCGTGCTCTAGCAGAACATTTAAAAGCAGGTGGTATTCCTTATGACGCCATTGGCAAACACATCACTGGTCTAAGTGAAGAACTAGCGCAGTTGCGCAAGTTCAAAGGTTATGTTAATCGTAATGAAGCATTGAGTGAAGCAATGGGCGGCATCACTGATGTGGTGTTTGACCGCATTGAAGAAATTAAAAAAGAAGTTAACGGCCTACAACGTCCAGCATACTACAAAGCATTTGCAGAAAGTTTTGAAGAACACAGCGAGCAAATGATTCCAGAAGAAATCATGAGTGACTTTATTGATCGCTTGACTATTCGCACATTCAATGAAGACCTACGCACAGCATTTCCATATATTTTCCGTTTGATTGACGAAAGCGAAATTCCAGTTAGAGAATTGTCTCCAGACGATTTGTTAGATGAAGGTGGTATCACATTGCCCAATCCAGATGGCAGTTTACCTCCAGGTGCATTTACAGCTGCCGGTCAAGAACGTTTGAATCAAATGATGGCACAACGTGCCACTCAACAACCCGGCGGCGCATCTGGATCAATGCCAGCAACCCCCATTGCTGGCGGATATGGCCCCGGACAGAGTGGAATGCCTCCGCCAGATACCAAACCCACATCGGGTCCACAACCAGGCCCTGGTCCAATGCCGCCAATGCCATCTCCGCCAAATCCTGGGTCATCGGGCCGTCCTTTGCCGCCAAATCCCAATGGAAGACCAGGTGAAGGTAGAGATCTCAGCAATTTCAGTGATGACTATTTG